TTTCTATTTGTTTACATAGATTACATTTACCATTTTCATAACTGCAATTACAGCCTAATTTTTGTTGGTATTTTAACAATGATTGAGTTTTATTTAACTCTTTAATTAATTTTAGTTTATCCATCATAATCCCTTCTTCCACATTTTTTCACACAATTTTATGTTCTCTATCGGATCAAGTCTATCCTCACACCCTTCACACTCTAAACTATCAACTCTATCATCCTTAACATTACACCACTCCACTTGATATTTGATATAGATGTTAGCACACCTTTTGTGGCTTGTAATTGATTTGTGGAAGTGGCACAACCCTTTGTTAGTGGTTAAGTTATCACAAGTGTCTGCTGTGCATTCTGTGTAATTATTCATAGATTATTTTATCAACATCATATTCATTCCAAACTGATATTTTATTACAATTTGTTTTTCCAAAATAATAAACTGTATTTACAATGTCGTTTTCTTTCGCTATTACTTCCACAAATTCTTTATTCTTGCTTTTAAATTTATCCCCAACTTCTAATTCATCTGGCTTTTTGAGTGGCAATAATTCACTTTCAAAAAGTAATGTTCTACCGTTATTTTTATCGACAACAGCATATTCATATTCTTTCATTTCTTCGTCATATCTTTTACCCCAAATTTCAACTTTGCCGTTCCACACTGCTTCATCACCAATTTCAAATTTGTTAGCTGGTTTAGGATTTTTTGATACTGGTCTAAACAAATTCAAATCATACCAATAATTATCATTAGTTTCTTTCAACCTAACACTTTCGCCTGCAATGCTAACTGCCGCCACTGTATAAATAGAACCTTTTTTTACATTGTGGTGGTTATCCCGAAATCTTTCAACTTTCATTCCAACTTCGCAATTTTCTGGTTTCATTATTTATCCTCCTTAATTTTAATATCCGATGCTATACCCCAAGCTGATAATCCACCTAAAATAATTAATAATTCTCTAATTATATCATATTGAAATAATCTAAGTAATCCATTTAAAATCAATCCAAATCCAATTATTGCTAGCAACCAAAACAATATTATCCTAAATATCTGCTTTGCTTTCACTCTTATCCTCCTCACAATTAAGTATCCCATAACCAGCTATGTCCTTATAAGGATTTTCTCCATCCTCATCATTATCAGTAGCGATTCTTTTCATCTTATCGAACATTCTAACAAGTGTAGCAACATTATCATAATCTTTCAATTTTATGCCATTAGGATATAGTAATTTTAACATCTTACCTGTTACATGTATACTATCGCCATACTTAGCATTCTTCCTGTCAACAAGGCTTCCTATTTGCTGACCAATAGTTTCATATTTAATGTGGTTATTCAATGCAACCTTCCTCCTTTAATTTTTCATCTATATCTTCGGCAAAATTAACAGCATAATTGTAAATAAAATCATTATCAACAACATCGGCTATAAAAGTTGAAACTAAAAACATAAATCTTAATTTAAGTATTGTCATTATTTTCCCTCCAATGATGCAAACAAGTATAAGCTATTGCTATTGCGTCAGCTTCATCTTTCTGTACATTTTCAATGCCATACTTGCTGCACACTAATTGATTAATATCATCTTTGCTTGCTCTGCCATCGCCTGTAAATACTTTTTTAATATGTGCAGGAGCAAATCCTCCTACTTCAACTTTACCATTCATTAGCATAACTGCTCTGTATATGCCAAGAAAATTAGATGTACTTCTCAAAGTTTTTCTATTCGGGCCATAAGGTTTCTCAAATCCAAAGTGTGTAAATTCTTTCTCACATAACTCTTCAAAAAAGTTAATCACATTCATATCTCTTTTAGTGCCAGTTCGCTTAAAAGTTTTGTTGCCACTTTCAACTAATTCATCATTTTCAGATATTATCGCCCAGCCGCAATGATTACTTCTAGTTATGCCCGGATCAATCGCTAGTATATTCAATTAATCACTCCTTAAAGTAATTCAAACTTGCTTATAACTTTTATGGTTTCTCCATCATCTTTTGTTTCCTCTGTTATTTTTAAAAAACTTTTTCCATCTAATTTGTAAATTTCTGTACCATCTGGATGTATTTCTTTTTCTATTCTTTGCGCTATATACTTCAAACTATTCTTATCACCTATATCAATAGCTTCTTGTATATTTAGAGCTAAATTAGGATCAACACTTCCTATTGCTAATATTATTTTTTGTTCCTTCTCCTTAATAAATTGTCTTTGCATTTTATAAAAATTTTCATTTATTTCTGATGGATAATCTAACAAATTTGCGGCTGCTTTATTTTTTTCTGCATAAAAATTATTGATTTGTTTCTCTATGCTTGTCATTTTATTCACCCTTTATAATTTGAGAAGCAAGGCAATGTTTAACTGCTAGCCTCACAGTACCTCACTTCTCTGTCGGCTAAAAATCTAATAAAAGTTAATTGTTGGCACTTATTCTAATGTCGGTGTTTAGTCTAATTAAAAACTATCATTAAAATCATCAAAACCATCAACTACATCATTTGAATCTTGTTGAGTATCTTTAGCAAAATCTAAAAACCTAACATTATCAGCGTTAACTTCTGGGTTAATGTATTTTCTGCCATTGCTTTCTGACTTTCTAATTTGCAATTGACCCTCAATGCCAACTAATCTTCCTTTTCCTAAATGTTTGGCACAATTTTCGGCAAGTCCTCTCCAAGTTACAATATTAATGAAATCTGTGTCAGTTTCGCCATTCTTTTTAGTATAGTTTCTTTCTACTGCAATTGTGAAGTTACAAACAGGTGTACCACTATTGGTATATCTTAATTCTGTGTCGCGTGTCAACCTTCCAATTAATACAATTCTATTTAACATTTAATCACCCTTTCCAGTTATTCTTTTAATTTCATCCATAATTTCTTCAGCTGTCAAGTGTTCAGTCCAAATTTTAGCTTTGATTGATTTATTACCTTTTTCATAAGTAAATTCTACATATTCTTTATTATTCATAAGTTACACGCTCTACAACTTCAACTTTCTTTTCTACTTTTGAACATTCCATATTTGTAGGTTGTCCTTCTTGTCCTTCCGTTGCTGGGGTATCCCACCAAAATGATATATAATCATCTCCAATTTTCCAAACAGATTGCATAACATAAGACCATCTACTTCTTTCACCTGTTTCTCTTTTTACTACTTCTTTAACTCCTAATTTTTCTCTTTCTTCTTTATCTTTATAACCTTGCATTTCTAGTGCCTCATAAACTATATCATCGGGCCAAGAAGTATAATCACTAATCAAATCTCTACAATCATCAACTAGCTTATTAATATCCACATTATCCCTCCTAATTTTATCTAACAGGACACATTCCATCTTCACAGCTACTCCCTAAATCCCTCTCAACATCATCTGGATTTAACTTTACATCTACACTAACATTATTTTCAATTTTAGTATTTTTGACAATAACTTCTTCGCTTTTGTTAGCCACTACACCTTTGCTGTTCTGATATTTGCCATTGTACTCTTGTTCAACTGGACTGCTCAACTTATACAATACCAACTGTGCTATTCTTGCACCTTCTTTTAACTGAATAACATTGTCGCTGTTATTAACTATCTCAAGTGTTATATTCCCCTTAAATCCAGCGTCTATCCATCCAGCAGTCAAATGTACCTCTAAGCCCATTCGTGCGATAGATGACCTTCCTGTGACTTCTCCAACTAAGTGTGCTGGAATATTAACCCATTCAGCTGTGCTTGCTAATACAAAATCATTTGGCTGCAATTTGTAATCGTCTACTGCAACTTCAAAAGTTTTAACTTCTTCGTGTACTGTATATTCCCTTCCACTTGTGGGGATAAGTAGTTTATCCCCTAATGTTAAATCTAAGCTGCAAGGTTGCAAATTATCAATTATAAAAGGCTCTACTATATTATGTTCAACAACTTCTGCTTTAAAGTTTTTATCTGATAATATCATTTACAACCTCCCATATCTATTAATGTTGTTTTTTAATTCTTCATTTATTTTTTTTGCTAAAATTTTAGGATTAAGGTTATTAGCATTAATAATTATAGTATATTTACATTCTTTATTCTTAATTTCATCTAATTGAGTTTCTTTTGCTTTGACTAATTTGTATCCATTTTTAGCTTTAATCTTAACTGCATAATTGCAACCCTTTATCTCTTCATCGTAAGCCAAAATTTTACCTTTAAATTCATCATTAAATAAAACTTTATCTCCAACTTTTAAACTCATATTCTATCCTCCCTTTCTGCTCTCTCATCTACCCACACAAAACACATTTCATGCATACCGTCAATTTCTTTTTCATCAGACTTAATTTTTTGCTTACACTTTTTACATATTTTCATAGTTTCCTCCTCAATTTAAGCAACCATTCAGCAGGTTTATCAGTTAACCTTTCCATCACATCAAAAAACTTAATTACAAAATTAGGCAGCTTTTTAGGATAACTTTTGCTGGTGATAGCTTTGTATTGGTCTGGATGTTCAATTTTTAATTCTTCTTCTATGCTAACTTTTAGCAATTTAACCACCCCCTTTTTCCTAATCTAATACCATTATATATGACACATTCCAATAAGTCAAGTGTTTTTTCTTAATATTTCAATTTTATTTTTCATTCCCATATCCAGCTCATAACCATCCTCCCAACGAACAATATCTTTGTAGAAATACATCTTGCAGACACCTGTCCCCGATGTTCTTCCTTTCTCCTGTATCATCTCGCCTAATACTCTATTCCCTCTAGTTTTGTTCTGTTTTTCAATAGACTTTTCTTCTAAATAATCCGGTCTGTGCAACAACCATATTTCATCAGCTGTTTCCTCAATTTCACCGCCACCTCTCATATCGCTCATTTGTGGTCGCTTGCCTTCTTTGTGATTACTTCTTGTCAACTGCGAAACTAGAATAATCGGCACATTAAGCTGTAATGCAAGACTTCTAAGGCTTCGACATATACCACCTATTTCTCGCACCATATTAGCTCTCTTGTCATATCCTATATTTTGCAGATAATCTACAACTATCACATCGAGTTGGCCCATATCCTTGTTAATTTTTCTGCAAACAGCTGCGATGTCATCAACATTCATATTTCTTTTTTCGCTGATGAATAAGTTTTTCTCATACTTATCTAATATATTATAAGCATTAGCAATAGCATTTTGTTGAACCTCTGATAACTTTTGAGCCTTGTCATAATCATTAGCAGGCACACAACTTTCGCTAACTATTAAGCGATCAACCACTTCTTTTGCGTCCATTTCAAGCGATATCATAGCTGCTTTGCCACCATTGAATAATATATTTCTCATCACCTTAATCGCAAAAGCTGTCTTACCTACCGACGAGTTAGCTCCTAATACCGTAAGGTGTTTTCGCTTAAGTCCGCCCCACTTGTTGTCTATCTGATACAATCCAGTCTTAACGCTATCATCACCTTCACCTTCTAATCGCTCCACATAGTTGCCATATGCCTTGATTAGAGCATCGCCAAGCAGGTAGTTAGTTTCGTCATTATCCAGCTCTGAAGTAACTTTAAATATCATTTCTTGCGATTTGTGTAGATACTCGTCAATATCTAAATCTTTCTTTTTTGCTAAGTTATAAATATCTTTGCTGACGCTTTTTAGATTGTGTCTAATATAATTTTTGTGCAGCAAATCTAAACTATCATCAAACTCGTGAAATAAGTCTTTTTCTGGCAGTTCGTCAGCAGCAACTTCTACTTCAGTCGCTAGCTTAACTATGCTTAACTGTTCGTTATTATTCCTTTTTTTAACTATCCAATTATATATTTTCTTCATCTTATTATCAGTAAAATAATTAGGTTTACATTTTTGTATTAAATCATCAGCTAACTCTGGATTGGCTAATGTTGCAGCTATCACATTTTTTTCTAACTCAACTTGATTCAACCAACATCACTTCCTCTCTAATTATAATATAAATCAATTTTTATGTCTAATTGTAAATTCTAATGCTTCTTTAGCGATTAAGTTATAATTATCAGTTATAAATTTATCAATAACTTCTTCATCAACGCCACAATCTTTCAACTTATTAGCCGTTCTTATAATATCTAATTTATAATCATCCCACCACTTATAAAACTCAACATGTACTTCTGGTAATTCCATTTTTATATCCCCTTTTAATTTTCAACCGGATTAATAACTTTATCATTATCAATAATAAATGGCTCACCCTGCTTATAATTGCTATATGTGCCGTGTATTACAAAACCCGCCATATAATTAGCGCCTTTACTTGCATCACTCTGACATATCTTTTTAGCTTCCTCAAGTGATATATTCTCATTACATAATCGCTTTGAACCTCTAGCCCCACGTTTGCTGAAAATGAATACATCATAAGTCTGCTGGTTAAGATATTCTGATATTATTTCTTTATCAAAATTTCCTCTAACATTTGCTATATCTATTTCATCATCAATTGCAATATAATTATTCTTAATCGCCCACTTTACTAAAAATCTATCTGGATCATTATAAGTTTCGGCTTCTTTTAAATAAGTTTCAACTTTAACTTTTGCTAACATTTAATCACTCTTTTCCTCAAATTTAATCCAATTAGCATATTTATTTTCAATGTAACCTACATTTGTTTCATTTAATATTTCACCTTCATCATTAATTTGCTGCAAAACTATGTGTTTGAGAGTGGCTGATGGAGTTTCATGATTTTTAAGTTTTAATTTAAATTTCATACTATATCAACTCTTTTTTAATTCTATTTTCAATAATTTTTTCTGCTTCTGCAAATGATAATTCGTTCATCGATAATTTTATTTTGCCTTTAATTTTTCCATAGTTCCCTAATGCAATATATTCTACATTATACTCGTTAACCATCAAATCATACTTTTCAACAGAGCTAACATCAATTATGTCAGCTTCTACACTTTTAATTAATACTTTCATTTTATTCCTCCCTCAAATCTGCATAATAATCTATTTTTTCTTCCATCTGCTTAGGCGAATAACCTTGATCCTCTTTCATTCTAGTTTCCAGCTTAACTGCCTGTTTTCGCAACTTAGTAGCTGACAATATATTCTTATACCAGAAATCATCCTCCTGACACCAATCAATTATCTCTTTAATTTCATCCCAACTATATCCGCTATCCCCACCAACTGTGCCTAATCTATGAAGACGGTCCATTGCTAACGACCAACTTTGCATAGCTTTTGCAGAATCTTTAGGAACGGGCTGGTTAGGGATGTTAGACTTAATTTTCTTTTTGAGATACATTGCTAACTGATAAGGTTTGCTGTTTTTATCAAACTTAACTTTGTCGTTCTGACTTTTAGAGTCGGAACAAGAAGTATTACTTTGTTCATTAGTTCTTTGTTCAATGTGTTCTTTATTTATATCCCCTTTTTCCAAATTTGGATTATCCACACTTGGTTTTTCTAAGTCTGGTTTTTCTAACTGTGGAGTTTCATAAACTTCATATTCATGAACAAACTTACCTTCATCATTTTTATACTTTCTATAAATCACATAACCGGCTTCTTTTAACTCTTTAATACCACTTCTAAGAGATGTAATACCATCACTAGCGTGTCTTTTAATTTCACTAGTCTTAACCTCCCAGTCTGGTGGCAAAGATAATAGATAGACAAGTATTCCTCTTGCTTTCCAACTCAAATTGTCATCTTGCAAAGTATTGTTATCTAAAACTGTAAAGTTATCATCTTTTTTATTGCGATATACTGCCACTTTATCCCTCCTTAGCTAAATATTCTACCAAAGAATCCTTTTTCTTCTTCATCCTCTACATTTTTATCAATGTTTTCATTCATAACATCAACTAAGTTTTCTAAATCGGTTATTCTATCAGAGAAAAACTCAAACTTCATTTCTGCTTTATTGTGATATTTTTCTAATTCTTCAACTTTATTATTTAATTCTCTAATTTTAGCTGATTGAGATTTAATAGTTTCTCTCAATTCTAAAACCTTGTCTTTTCGATGTTTGTCAATTGATTCTTGTTGTTTTTCAATACTAAAATTTAATTCTTTTTCTACTCCATTTGTTTCTTCTTTAAATTTATGATATTTTTTAGGCATAAAATCTATGAAATCATTATAATATTTTTTATAAAGAATATTCATTGGGCTTCCACTTTCTTGTATTTTTTTACCTGTTTTATCTTTATTTTTTCTTTTAAATTCAGAAAGTAAATTAGAAGCATATCCAAACTTTATATTAATTTTTTCTGAAATATCTCTTGCTGAATAGTAATTTTTACTTTTATCTTTTCGTTTATTTTTTTGCTTTTCTTTAGCATTAGAATTAAAAACCTTTATATTTTCGACATCCCCTTTAAAAAAGCGAAGAATACCATTAATTTTCTTGCTTTTTATTTTTCCTTCTCTACGTTTGTTGTAAATTGTAGAAGAAGAACAATTTGCTATTTTAGCTGCTTTTTCTACTGTTATCCATTCTTCTTTATCTTTGATATCATCAACTTTAACATCAAATAATTGTGCCAATGTTTCAATAACACTGTCATCTAACTCCATTTTGTCATTCTCCACCTTGTACAACCTCTGCACATCTTCAGTCCTGCTATTGCCACCTAATCTGATCATCTGACATAAATCCTCGCGTGTCAAATCATTCTTTTCTCTCAAATACTTAATAGTTTTACCAGTAGTTTCTTTTAACATTTTATACCCCTCCATTTGATTTGTTAATATTATAATAACATATTATCTAATTTGTTGCAAGTGTTTCTCAAAACTTTTTTAGCTTCCTTATAATCTTTTCTTCCTTGCTTGTACCCAACTTGTGAGATATATGCTTCTTCCAACTCATCACCATACTCAAAATAATTGTCTAGCATATTTTTCTGCCTCTCATTTAAGCTGTCTAATAGCCTCTTAATAGCCTTTTTAGCTTTGAGTAAGTGTTTATACCTCCTTTCAGCATGAAGCCTTAAATCGGCTATTTGAATAGCTCTAGCACCTACTGCGTCATAGTTGCTGTTCTGCTGTACATAAATCTTATCATAGTCAATACCTTTCATAATGTCATAATCATCATCAGTGTATTTTTCTTTCCACTTATATTTGTAATCAGCGATAACTCTGTCTAATTGATTAGAGTAGTATAATTTTAATATTTCTTCTGGATAAAACTCATCAACTACATTCACGGTTGCACCACCCTTATCTGCTCATAATAATCGTAAAACTTAGATTCTATTTCCTCTACTTTGTGCTGATCATTGACTATGTTAACTATAAATTTGCGTGGTTTGTTGAGTAAATTGCAAGTTTGCTGGATAGAAAGGTGAGCCATTAACTCACCTCCTTATTTAACTTTTTAATTAATTCTTCAATTTGTGATTTGTCTGTTGATGCTATATGTTTCATACCTTTATAACCTTCCTGCTTAAGCATTTTCTTAACCTTATCAGCATCATCACTTTCTAACCACTCATTAATAATTGCTATCTGCTTCTTAGTAGCTGTTTTAACCTGCTTATTACTTCGGGATGAGTTATTATTGGCACTTTTCC